GCACATGACGCCCCCATGCTCCCTCGCTTCGCGCAGTGCGCTGCCCCCCGAGGGGGCCGCGCCGCGCCTTGGGAGCGGCCCGGCGGCGCGTCGGGCACACCTCAACCCACAGTAACTATTTGGAGCACCCATGGGACTGCCGCGCAAACTCAAGAACTTCGCCACCTTCGTCGATGGCGTCAACTACATGGGCGAGACGCCCGAAGTGACCCTGCCCACCCTCTCGCGCAAGATGGAGGAATACCGCTCGGGCGGCATGAACGGCACGGTCAGCCTCGATCTTGGCCAGGAGAAGATGGAGGCCGAAATCAAGGCCGCCGGCTGGCAGACCGAGTTGCTGGCGAGCTTTGGCGCTGGCACGCACGACGCCGTGCTGCTGCGCTTTGCCGGCGCGATCCAGAGCGACGACAGCGAGGCCGTGCAGGCCGTCGAGGTGGTCATGCGCGGGCGCCTGCAAGAGGCCAAGCCCGACAACATCAAGGCCGGCGACATGACCAACATCAGCTACAAATACCCGCTCAGCTACTACAAGCTCACGGTCAACGGCGAGGTGCGCATCGAGATCGACCTGGTCAACCTGGTCGAAGTCGTGAACGGCGATGACCGGCTGGCCGCCGTGCGCACCGCCTTGGGTATTTAAGGCGTATGCCATTCGTCGCCACCGCCAACCCGCCCGCCGCGCCGGCGGAAGAAACCGTCGCCAATGACGGCTGGTGGCCTGACTTCGACCCGCGCGAGGCGCGCGCGGCCTGCCGCCTTGACGGCGCGGTCACCTCCGAGCGCCTGATTCCAGCCTTGCAGTCGGCCATGCTCTCGGTCAATGCCGAGCTGAGCGCCTGGCAGCAGGCGCAGCGCGATCTGGGATACGCCAGCGCCGCCAGCGTGCCGCCCAGGCTCGGCGCTGAATCGGCGCAAGTGCTGCGCTACCGGCGCGCCGTGCACGCCTGCCTGCAAGCCGACCTGATGGAGGCGTACCGCAACATGAGCACGCTGCCCGATGGCATGAACAAGGATCACCGCGTGCTGGAAGCGCTCGTCGTGCAGATCGACGAACAGCGCCGCCAGCAGCGTTGGGCCATCAGCGACCTGCTGGGCATCCCGCGCACCACGGTGGAGCTGATATGAACCACCCCCAGGCTCCACTTGCTTGGCAATGTTGTGCCTCCCCCCTGCAAGAGGGCGCGCCCACTGGCCGGGGAAACCCCGGCCACGGGCGCCATGGCTCGGCCTGCTCTGCGGCCATTGGCTCCTTTTGGTTCCAGGCGTCGCAGGCGGTAACGGGGCAGTGTTCATGAGCACGGCCACCGCCACCGTCCGAGCCAGAGAGCACGACACGCTCGATGCGCTGTGCTGGCGGCACCTGGGACGCACCGCCGGCGTCGTCGAGGCCACGCTGTCCGCCACGCCCGGCCTGGCCGAACGCGCCGCCGACCTGGGCACTGGCCAGGCCGTCACGCTGGTGGCCGCCGCCGCCAGTCCCGCGCCACTGGTGCAGTTGTGGGACTGAGCGTGAATCAAATCAGCGACACCGCCGCCGGCACCGTGGCCGCCGCCAGCAGCAAAGTCACCACCGCCGGCGCAGGCGCCAGCATTGCGGGCGCGATTGCAAGCGACATGGGCGTGGCGCTGATCGGCGTCACGGTTGCCGTGCTGGGCCTGCTGTTCAACATCGCATTCAAGTGGTGGGACAGTCGCGCCAAATCGCTGGAAGTGGCGCACCACATCGCCCATATCAACGCCGAAGAAGATCGGGCCAATGAGCGGCACCAGTTGGAGGTGGCCGAGTTGAACGCGCGCATCAAAATGCTCGAATCCGGCCATAACGAGCTGCCGCCACCGAGGCAAGGCCAGGCCGCGAGCGTCTTGCCTGCGGATTTGTCATGAATGGCGGCAGCGGCGCGTCCGGCCCGCGCTCCATGCTGGCGGTCAGGATCGGCGCCAATGCGGCGCTGGTCGCCGCCGCGCTGGTCATGACCTACGAGGGCTATCGCGCCCGCGTCTACAACGACCCTATAGGCCGCCTGGCCGTGTGCTACGGCCACGACGACAAGAAGCTGAAAAAAGGCCAGCAATTCACAAAGGCCGAGTGCGAAGCCCTGCTCGACGTCGATCTGCTGCTGCACGCCGACGTATTGAACTGCGTTACAGAGCCAGCGATTGAAAAGCTCACCGATGGCCAGAAAGCCGCGCTGGTCTCCTTTGCCTTCAACGTCGGCGTTGACCGCGCCTGCGCCTCCACCTTCGTGCAGCGCATCAACGCCGGAGAAGGACAGGCCGCGTGCGCCGAACTCTCGCGCTGGGTCTATGCCGGCGGCAAGGTGCTGCCCGGCCTTGTAGCCCGCCGCAAGGCCGAACGATCGGTCTGTGAAGAAATACCAGACGCAGAAACGACGCCCCAACACTCCACGGCTTCGCCTGTTGCGCTGCCCCCCGAGGGGGCGCCCGCCGCCTTGGGGCGGCCCGGCGGCGACGGGGTGACTTCGTGATCGCCCTTATCGCTCGCCTGCTCGCCGCCCTCGCGGCCATCGGCATCGGCGCCGGCGGCGCGTGGTGGGTGCAGGCGCAACGCTACGGCTTGCAGATCGAGCAGATCAAGCGCCTGCAGACCAGCGCCGATCTGCAAAGCGCGCGCCAGGCCGTGGCGCAACTGGAAGGCATACAGAAAGGATTCAGCGATGCGCTCGCCAATTTCCAGTCAGTCCAGCAAACCAACGCCGCCGCGCAGCGCGATCTGGATCGCACTTTGCTTGACCTGCGCGGCGCTGCTGCCGGGCTGCGCGGGGACTTCGCAGCCCTGCCGCAACGCATCGCCGCCGCTGCCCAGCCCGCCCTCGCAGAGTACGCCGCAACCTGCACAGCCGTATTCGAGGAACTGGCAGAACGAGGTACGAGACTGGCAGAAAGCGGTGCAGAACTCGCGCGAAAAGCTGATGGCCACGCCGCTGATGCAAGACTGATGCAGGAGTGGCCCCATCGAGGGAGCGACTGACCCATGTTGAAGCTCAACAGCCTGCGCGCCCTCATAGAGCAGTGCATCCCTGACCTGCAACGCGACCCCGAGCGCCTGAAGATCATCGGCGAAGGCGGCCACGTCGTCGCCACCGGCACCGCCTCGCTGTCGTTCGAGTACCGCTACACCGCCTTCGTGACGATCCTCGACTACACCGGCCACACCGATGCGCTGTTCGTCCCCCTGCTGGCCTGGATGCAAGTCAACCAAAGCGAGCAGTTGGACAACGAAAAAACGCGCGAAAAAGCCATCCAGTTCGAGCTCCACCACCTGACCAATAGCTCAGTTGACATCGGCATCTGGCTTGATCTAACCGAGCGCGCCATCGTGCGGCGCGATCCGCTGCCGGATGCGCCGGGCCGCGTTACCGTCACCCACCCCGACGAACCGCGCCGCGCCGGCGAGCCGTCCGTTCCTGGACGCGAATACGGCGGCGGCGAACCAGGCGGCCCCAACAACCCGCTGCCAGAACGCTGGGAACTGTGGCTCAAGAATGAAAAGCTGGCCGAATGGGATCAGCTTCCAGCACCCGCGCGCGACTTGTTCAGGCCGGCCTTGAAATGATGGCCCCCACGCTCCACGGCTTCGCCTGTTGCGCTGCCCCCCGAGGGGGCTGCCCCGCCTTGGGGCGGCCCGGCGGCGGGGCCTGACTCCCCATGCCCGCGCGCCTGCAATCCCTCGAAACCTGGGCCGCCGCCCTGATGGATCGCATCGGCCCGGCGGGCTGCCGTCAACTGGCCCTGCAAATCGCCCGCGAGCTGCGCACCCGCAACATGCGCCGCATGCGCGCCCAGCAAGACCCTGACGGCGCGCCGTGGCAGCCGCGCAAATCATCAAGCGGGCGGCGCAGAAAGAGCGTCAAAACGGCCCCCATGATGCGCGGCCTGGCAACCGCCAAATGGCTGCGCACCGCGGCAACCCAGAGCGCCGCCACCGTGTCGTTCGCTGGCCGCGCGCAGCGCATCGCTCGAATCCACCACTTTGGCGAGCGCGCCGCCGTCAACTTCCCGCGCGGCCCCATGTACGACTACCCCGCGCGCGAATTGCTGGGCCTGGCCGACGACGACTTGGAGCGCATCGGCGATATGGTGCTGGCGCGCGTGTCTGGACGATGACCCGGCGCGCGCGCTCAGAAGTCCAGTTGAGACTCTTGGATGCCAAGCGCAGCGGCGATCTTTTCGCGGCTGGATTTGCGGATTGTTTTTTTGGCCTCAAGCTGCGCATAGGCGCCTTGTGTAATGCCCATGCGTTGCGCCAGATCCGTTTGTGTCAGACCATAAAACTCACGCCATGCGTGGGCGGCGGACCAGTCGTTGTCCATCGCCAGGTCAACCACGGCGGCAGGAATGCCCGGCTCGGCCTTGGCGCGGCTTTTGACACGGCCCTTTACCAGGGCTTGATAACGATCGAACGGAAGCACCGCAAAGGCCGGATGGCCGCCGGCATCGCGGAGGATTTGAACCGAATCAGTAAGTGTGTTCGTCACGTTTTTTCACCTCTTGAATCAAAACGATGTGGGCAGCGCCATCGAAGTCGAAGAACACCCGAAAGTTGCCCACCCGCAGCCGGTACTGGCACTCGTGATCGACCAGCGCCTTGACGTTCGCACAGTCCGGCATGTTCTCCAGCTTGTTGCACTCCTGCCGAACCATCTTGCTGTCAGCCGGTTGCAGCTTGCGCAACTGCCTGGCCGCTTTCTTCGAGTAAACGACATCGTTCTTCACTCAGGCGGCAACCGGCTGCGTGCGCTGCACGCGCCGCTGTACCTCAGGCGCATGGCGGGCCTGCCACAGATCGTAGACGGCTTGCCCGGCCAGCCACAAATCGGCCCGCCCGCCGCGATCAGCGCCCAGCCACGCCTCGATGCGCAGCGCCATCTCGGGGCTGATCGCCGCGCGCCCATTGATGATGCGCGAGAAAGCCGTGCGCGTCACGTCCAATTGACGCGCCGCATCGGTAACCGTCAAACCCAACTCGGGCAGTACGTCATCGCGCAGCGTAATGCCAGGATGCGGAGGGTTGAATTGAATGCTCATCTGGAGTGTCCTTTCCTTGGGTCAGTGGTAGTCCTGGTAATCGAGCAGTTCAGCGTCGGCGCCGTTAAAACGGAAGGTAACGCGCCAATTGCCGTTGACCCATACAGACCAATGCCCGTTGCTCAACGGATGCAGCCGCCAGCCTGGAACGTTCATGTCCCGCGGCTGCGCGGCCACGTTCAAGCGCGCCAATTGCCGTGCCAACCGCTCGGCATGATGCGGCTGAATGCCGGTCTTGCGGCCCGTCTCGAAGAACAGTTGCAGCCCTTTATGGCGAAAACTCTTTATCATGGCCGCATTGTATAGCAACGCTACACACGAAGACAACAAACATCATTGACCGCGTGTCCTGCGGCAGGCCGTAAACGCCCCGCCTACAGCGCCCGCCGCTGGCGGTAACGGGCGAGCGCGGGCAGCATCGCAGTCCAGTCATGGACATACCGATTCAGCAAACCGAAAGCCCTTACGAGCTGTCGCGCGCCATCAACAACCTGGCCCGCCTGGGCGCCGTGGCCGAGGTGCGCCTGACAGCGCCTGCGCGCGTGCGCGTGCGTTGCGCGGGCAACGTCACCGGCTGGCTGCCGTGGATCGCGCACCGCGCCGGCGGCGAGCGCGGCGGGCGCAAGTGGCATCCGCCGGTGGTTGGCGAGCAGGCGCTGGTCATCAGCCCCGGCGGCGATCTGGCGCAAGGGCTGGCGCTGCTGGGCGTGTATTCCGACGCCATGTCCCAGCCCAGCGAGGAGGCCGCCTGCGAGCGCACAGACTGGAACGAAACCGACCACTGGCAATGGCTGGATGGCGCGCACGAAATGCGCGTCGAGAAAAGCTGCACCATCAACGTCGCCGACGCGGTACGCCTGCTAATGACGCCCGAATCGGCCCGCGTCACCACGCCCGAGGCCAGCATCAGCATCGGCCCTGGCGCCAGCGTCGTCATCCGCGCCGGCAGCGCAGCGCTGTCGATTGGAGCCGGCGGCATCAGCAGCAACGTGGACATCAACGCCGAAGGCATCAGCCTCGAAACTCACGTGCATCTCGACGTCGAACCCGGCAGCAGCACATCGGGCCCACCGGCATGATGAACAGATCAACGGGCCGCGCCATCGCGCCGCTGGAACACCTGAAGCAAAGCATTGGCGACATCCTCGCCACGCCGATTGGCTCGCGCGTGATGCGGCGCGCCTATGGCTCGCAGGTGCCGCTGCTGATCGATCAGCCGGACAACCCGATCACCCAGCTTCGCGTCACCAGCGCCGCTGCCGCCGCGCTCATGCGCTGGGAACCGCGCCTGGCGCTGACCACCATCCGCGTGCGCCGCAACCCGGAAACGCCGGGCCGCGCCGAACTGGTGATAGAGGGCGACTTTCTCAGCCCCGCCGCAGCGCGGCAGCGCGCCATCAAGCTCACCGTGGCCTTGGGGAACGTTCAGTGATCAACCTGGAAAGCCTGCCCGCGCCGCTGGTGGTGGAGCCGCTCGACTTCGAGGCCATCCTGGCCGAGATCAAGGCCGATCTGCTGCGCCGCTACCCAGACGCCGCCGACGTGCTCGACCTCGAATCCGAGCCGCTCACAAAGCTGATGGAGGCGTTCGCCTACCGCGAACTGCTGTACCGCGCCCGCGTCAACGACGCCGCCCGCGCGCACCTGCTGGCCTTTGCCACCGGCAGCGATCTGGATCACCTGGCCGCCCTGTTCGGCGTGCTGCGCCAACCAGCAGAAACGGACGAACGCCTGCGCGCCCGCTTGCAACTGCGCATCGCCGCGATGGCCGGGCAAGGCACGCGGGAACATTACGAATTTCACGCCATGACGGCCTGCGCCGACGTGCGCGCCGCCCACGCCACCACGCCGCAACCAGGCGCTGTGCGTGTCGTCCTGTGGCTGGAAGACGGCGCAGACGCTGATGCCGTCCAGCAAACCGTGCTGTCCGCGCTCGATGCGGATGACGTGCGCGTACTGGGCGTCCCGGTGACTGTTGGCGCGGCGCGGCCAAAGCCCATCGACGTGAGCGCGCGAATCTGGCACGCGCCGTCCGCCCTGCCCACGCTGCTCGACGTGCTGCGCCAGCGCATGGCCGATGCCTTTGCCGCCCGCGCCACGCTGGGAATGCCCGTGTCCCGAAGCTGGATCACCACCCTGCTGCACGCCGATGGCGTGGCCGCTGTCGAGTTCATGGGCAACGCCACGCCGCCCGCCAGCACGCCGCTGGCCGATGACGAATACCCCGTGCCTGGCGTCGTCACGCTCGATGACATGGGGGTGTTCGCGTGACGCAGTTGCGCAGGCACATCCTGCCGCCGCAAACCACGCCGCTGGAGCGCGCGGTCGATCAAACCCTGCCCGCTTGGGACTGGATGGCCGAATCCGCCGCGCCGGCTGCCGTGCGGCGCGACCCGGAATTCGTGCCCTGGCTGGCCGTCGATTGGCAGGTGTCGCAGTTCGCGCCCTACTTCGACTCGGTTCCCGCGCTGCTCTCCTCCGCAATCCCGTGGCTGATGCAGCGCGGCAACCCGGCCAGCGTGCGCGCCGTGCTGAACTGGCTTGGCTTCGACGGCATCGCTCTCGATGAGGATGAATCCTGGCTGCACCTCGACCTGGGCCGGCTGGTGCAGGACGCCGAACTGAAGCCAGTGGCCCACGTCGTGCGCGCCAGCATCCCCGCCCACGTGAAGTTTTATCGGGTCTTCCACGGCTGGGACTTGCGCCCGATCCGCACCGATTCAGGCCGGCTCGACGATGCCTTGCTCGACGACGACAGTGGCGTGTGGGTCGATGTATGGCCCCATGGCAACCACATCAAGGTTAGCCAGGGCGAGCTGTGGCGCCGCCCTGCCGTCGCCGCCCCGCCGCTGGGCGTGGCCACGGCGCAGACCGCAGTGACCAGCAGCCGCGTGATCCGCGACGACCTGCCGCTGCTCGACAACTGGCGCCTGGACAGCCAGATTCTGGTGGACGTGACTGGCGGCGCCACCGGCCTGCAATCCACCTACGTGCCCGCCTTCCCGCGCCTGCAGGCCGTGTGCCTGCCGCCCGTAGAAGTCACCGATACCGCCGCCGCTTGGCTGCCGGGCGCGCCCGCAACCGCGCAGGCCGGCGCGCACGTCAACGCCAGCAACCGCGCCAACGACGACGCCCGCGCCTGGAGCGGCGCGTGGGACTCCACACCATGGCGTCCGTCCTTTCAAACCCGTACCACCGTCACCGAGGAAATTTAGAACATGGCCGTCCTGCAAGAACATGGCCGCACCGCGCTGGCGGTGTCGGTAGCACAGCGCACCCTGCACCTCGCCTGGGGCCGAGGCAATCCGGCCTGGGACTCAGCGCCCGCGCCAGAACCCACCAACGCCACCAAGCTGGTCGATGAGATCGGGCGCCGAGAGGTGAACGACGTCAGTTTCGTAAAGCCCGATCCGGCGGGCGCCATCGAAATGCCCAACGGCGATCGCTACACCGTCAGCGCCGACCCCACCACCTGGCTGCTGCTGCGCGCCACCTTCGGCTTTACCGACGCCGAGGGCGAGGACGTGCGCGAGTTCGGCGTCTTCATCGACAGCGTGATCGACCCCGCCGTGCCGCCCGGCCAACGCTGGGCGCTGGCCGCCCAGGTGCTGGATGGCGGCTGGCTCTACACGCTGGAACGCCGCCCGGCCAACTACCGGCCTGGGACGAAACGCGAAATGGAAGAAGTCGTTTTGGCCTTTTGAGCGTGCAAGACATGAACGATCCAACCTACAACCACTACGACCCCGCCAAGGCTTACGAACGCCTGCTGTTCCGCCCCGACCGCGTGATCCAGAGCGCCGAACTCAACGAGATGCAGAGCATCGCCGCCGCGCGCCTGCGCGGCGTGGCCGACGTGCTGTTCAAGGAAGGCGACATCGTCAACGCCTGCCAATGCGTCGTTGACGCCAACACCGGCGCCGCCATGCTTGAAGCCGGCGCGCTGTACGTGTCCGGCGCGGTGCGCGGCGTCGGGCCGGGCGCGTTTACCGTGCCCACCGTGGGCGCTGTGTACGTCGGCGTCTATCTGCAAACCAGCGTCGTCACCGAGCTGGAAGACCCCGGTCTGTACAACCCGGCGGCGGGCACGCGCGGCTACGGGGAGGCCGGGGCCGGGCGCGAGCGCATCACGCTGGCATGGGGCCAAAAGGACGACGGCACGCCGGGCAGCTTTTACCCGGTCTGGACGGTGGTCGACGGCACCGTGATGCCCAAGGAGCCGCCGCCCAACATCGACGCCGTGACGCAGGCCATCGCCCGCTACGACCGCGACAGCGCCGGGGGCACCTACGTGATAGAAGGCATGGAAGTGATCCAGTCCGCCGACCTGCCGACCGGACAGCAGGTGTACAGCCTGCGCGAAGGCAGCGCGCGCATAGGCGGCAACGCCATCCAGTTGGCCGCCAGCCGCCGTTTGGTCTATGACGCGCAACCGGATTTGCAATGGATCGACAGCGAGCCGCACACCTCCACCACCGAAGGCGCGCAACGCGTCAACTTCGACCGCTCGCCGGCTGTGGGCGCGCCGCAGGTGCGCGTGCAGGCGCGCCGCACGGTCAGCGTGATTCACGGCGGTTTTACCGGCGCCGCCGATCCGCTGCCCGACAACACCGTGCTGGTCATCGACAAGATCGAGCAGGGCGGCACGGTGTTCGCGCCCGGCGCCGACTACGTGCTGACCGCCGGGCAAATCGACTGGTCGCCCAGCGGCGCCGAACCCGCGCCCGGCAGCGCGTACAGCGCCACCTACCAATACATGCTGCAAGCCGCGCCGCAGGACGTGGATGCCAGCGGCTGTACCGTGGCCGGCGCGCTGCCGGGCACGCTGATTCTCCTCAGCTACCACTACGCCCTGCGCCGCTACGACCGGCTGGTCATGAACGGCGACGGCTCCACAGCCTGGGTGCGCGGCGTGCCCGCCCCTTGGTCGCCCAAACCGCCGGCCACGCCCGCATCCTGCCTGCTGCTGGCCACCGTGTACCAGAGTTGGGATGCCAATCGCCGCATCGAGCAGGACCAGATTCGCGTCGTGCCGATGCAGACGCTCAACCAGTACCGCGACTGGATCGCCGGCATCTACGGCGACCTGGCCGAGCTGCGCCTGTACGTCGATGCGCAGGGGCGGCATTCGGGCGTCAAGAAAGGGCTGTTTGCCGATGCCATGCTCGACGACAGCGTGCGCGACGCCGGCGTGCCGCAAACCGCGTTCATTATGGGCGGCTGGCTGCAACTGCCGATGGGCATCGCCATCCAGCAGATCGGCCTGAATATCACCGAGCCGCAGACCACCGCCTGGGAGGCCGTGCCCGTCATCACGCAAGGCGCGCGCACCGGCTCCATGCTGGTCAACCCTTACAGCGCGTTCGACGCGCTGCCGTGCTGGGCCGTGCTGACGCCCAGCGTGGACTACTGGAGCGAAACCGATACGCAATGGGCCAACCCGCTGATTCGTTCGATGGTTGCCAGCACCGCCAGCGCGCAGGGCTTGCGCAACGGGCAGGTTATCGACGAAGTGCTGTCCACCACCAGCAGCGCCGCCGCCACGCTGCGGCCCATCGTGGTGAATTTCTCCATCGGCTTTCCGGCGGGAGACACGCTGCACGCGCTGACATTCGACGGCGTTGCGGTCGATGCGCAGCCGCTGCCAGGCGGCTCGCTGGTGGCTACAAAGGACGGCCTCAAGGGGCAGTTCCAGATTCCAGAAGGCATACAGGCTGGCGCCAAGATCGTGCGCTTTACCGGCAATTCCGGCAACACCGCCGAGGCGCTGTTCGTTGGTCAGGGCACTCTGCTGACATCGACCATGCAAAAAGTCACCATCGCAACCTACGACCCGCTGGCGGAGACTTTCACGCTCGACGCCGAGCGTGAGATATGCGGCGTTGACCTGTGGTTTACAGCCCGTGGCGCGAACGACGTACACGTGCAGTTGCGCACCGTGCAATCGGGCGTTCCATCGCGCGCCATCGTCGCCGAGTGCATTCTTGCGGCTGGCTCCATCGCCACCGGCGGGCCAACGCGCGCCGCATGGCCGCCCGCGCTGCTGGCCGCCAACCAGGAATACGCGCTGGTCGTGCTGACCAACGACCCAGACACCGCGCTGGCCGTGGCCGACCTGGGCGCGTGGGACGAAGCCAGCGGCCAATGGGTGTCCAGCCAGCCCTACCAGGTCGGCGTGCTGCTGTCATCCTCCAACGCCAGCACCTGGACGGCGCACCAGACGCGCGACATGACATTCGCCCTGCTGGCAGCGCGCCACACTGAAAGCCAGCGCGTCATCGACCTGGGCCAGGTGGCCGTGCAGGAGGCTACCGACCTGGTGGTACTGGCCGGCGCGGTAACGCCCGCCGCCGGCAGCGGCGCGAGCTTTGCGCTGACGCTCGACGACGGCGCCGTGCTCGAAGCCGCCGCCGGACAGAGCGTGCAGCCGCCCGCCCGCTACACGGGCAACGTCAAGGTCAGCGCGCGCCTGACTGGCGGTGAGGCCACGGCGGGCCAACTGTTGCCAGGAATGCAACTGCTGGCCGCCAGCGTGCAGCCCGCGGGCGATTACGTCAGCCCGGCCATCAACGCGCAAGGCGGCACGGAACTGACCGTGATCCTCGAAGCCCTTTTGCCCGCAGGCAGCGCCCTCACCGTGCAAATGCAGGCCGTGGGCAGCGAGGGCTGGGTTGACGTGCCCTACCAGTCCAGCAGCCCGCAAACCGCCGGCGTGCTAGAACTGACGTACCACAAGGCGGGCATCGCCTGCGACCAATTGCGCGTGCGCGCGCTGCTCACCGGCAGCCATGCAGCCCGCCCGCTGGCGACCAACCTGCGCGCGTTCGTCATATGAATACCACCCCCGTAGCGCGCCGCCCCCTCTCCCGCTTGCGGGAGAGGGTTGGGGAGAGGGCCGGGCGCAACCAGCGAGCTTGATCCATGATCGACGACAAAACAGCTTCCCAACACTGGCCGCTGCCGCACCCCGGCAACCTGCTGTCAGACGACGTGCTGCGCCTGAGATCGGCCCTGCAAGACGCCGATGCGGCCATGGCCGCACTGCAAGCGGAAAACGCCGGCCTGAAAGATGGCGTGGCGTCAGCCGCCGCGCTCGCCGAATCCGTGAATTGCGCGCTTCAGTCTGGCCTGAGCGCGACTGCCGAGCAAATCGAGGCGGTCCTCAACAGCAAAATCACCAAGGACAGGCTGGGCGCATCGGCTGTGACAACGGTTGCGCTTGCCGATTCCGCGGTTACTGGCACCAAAGTCACCGACAAGACAATCAGCCACCCCAAGCTGGTGATCGGCGACGCCATCAACCTGCTGGCGGAACCGCGATTCGACAACGGCGGCGTTGGGTGGCGGTTTGCATACCCGGCGGCTGTAGCGGTTGTCAGTATTGCCGGGCCGGACGGCTACGACATCAGCGTGCTGCGATTCACCCCGGACCGTGATGACTTCAATGCAGCGGACAACAACGCCTTTACATTGGTAAACGACAACAAAAAACTGCGCCCGGTGGTTGCTGGAACGACGTTCCGTTTTTCGATGCGGGCGCGTCTGGTCAGCGGTAACGCTGGAAAGCTGCGGATGCGCACGCTCGAAAAAAACAATGCCAGCGGCCCCAATTCATGGCCGGTTGTCACGAACGACCTGAACGCGGCAACGGCAACGCCAGGCAAGTGGGTCGTGTTGACCGGCACGAGAACGGTGTCCAGCGGCATGAATTACCTGGGCGTTCATATTCATGCAACGGGCGCGACGGGCGCGGTGTTTGAGGTTTCGGAGGTTGTTATGCAGCAAGTGACTGCCGGCAAGCTGGCGGTAAAGGAGTTTTTGACCAGTGGCACATTCACGCCTTCGGCCCTGTTGGTGGCCAACGGAGGCGGATGCTGGGTGCGGCTGCGCGGCGGCTGCGGCGGCGGCGCTGGCGGTGGAGCTGGGCATGCAGCATCGTCATCGGGGATGGGAGTTGGAGGCGGCGGCGGCGGAGGCGGCGGCTTGGGCGACGACACCACTGAAATGGTCACGGTTCTTGCCAATGTGAGCGTCGTCATTGGCGGCGGCGGCGCCGGTGGCGCCCCAGGAGCCGCGGGCGGTGATGGCGGCAGTTCATCCTTTGGCGCTCTGACGGTTTTGGGCGGCAAAGGCGGCGAACCTGGTAAAGCCGCTGGCTACTCTATTGGCGGCGATGGCGGCGCTGGTGGCGCTGGATCGTTGCTTGGCAGCGGGTGCGGAGGAGACGGCGGCGCTGCGGGTGGTACCGGCGGCGCCGCCGGGTCCGGTTTTGGGTCTCCTGGCGGTACCCAGAAAACGGCCAGTTACGGCGGCAATGGCGGCAGCGGTGCGCGCTCGATGGGGTGCGGGTTCGTACCCGGCGGCACGGGCGGCGTTGCGGCTATCCCTGTAGGAGGCGATGGTGGCAACGGGCAGGCTGTGGATAGCAGTCATTGGGCGGGCGGAAACGGCGGCGGCGGCGGCGGCGGCACGGCCAGCTCTAACGCATACCCAGGCGCGGGCGGAGCTGGCGGCGCAGGTAGCCCTGGCCGTGTGACCGTGTGGTGGTACGAATGAGTGGGGACAACATGCAATACGCACTGATTCAAAACGGCACGGTGGTCAACGTCATCGAGGCCGATGCGCAGTTCGCCGGTGAGCTGCAAGGCTTCGACGCCGTGGTCGAGGCCGGCGGCGCTTGTATCGGCTGGACATGGGACGGCCAGGCGCTCGCGCCGCCGCAGACTGCCGATGCCCCGCCGCAAGAACCCGCGCCCGCCGCGCGGCGCATCACGCGGCTGGCGTTTCGCAACCGCTTCACGGCAGCCGAGAAGGTGGCGCTGGAACTGGCCTCGCTCGACGACCCAGCCGCGCCAATGGCGCAGCGCCAGCAGGCGGCGATGCTGCGGGTCAACCTCGACGACATCAAGACCGCCAGTTGGATCGACCTGGATTTGACCGACACCCGCGCCGGCGTGCGGCAAATGCAGGCGCTGGGGCTGCTGGCGCAAGGCCGGGCCGATGAAATACTCGACGCGCCGGTGCGCCCTGAGGAAATGCCGCAGTAATGGCAAGCTGGCTGCTGAACATCGCCATCGCCATCGACCAGTTGCTCAACACGCTGCTGGCCGGCCAGCCGGACGAAACCCTGTCCAGCCGCGCCCACCGGATGCGCGTCAAGGGCCAGCGCTGGTGGGGCTGGACGGCGAACGCCGTCGACCTGCTGTTTTTCTGGCAGTCCGGCCACTGCGAAGCCGCCTACCAGTCCGAGCTCGATCGCACGCAGTTGCCGCCCGAGATGCGGCGGCTGTAGCCGCGCCCGCTACACCGCCCATCGCTGGCTTTCCCGCGCCGCCCGCGCAATCATTTGTTCACCCGGAGTTCACCCGGATACCTCCTGGTATGGCGCAACGCCATCCTTTGCCGCCCGCCCGCGCCTTTGCTCTTTTTCATGCGGGTGGGCGGCATTTTCTTTTCTGGACCGACCCATGAGCAAAACCGACACCACCGAAGCGCACAACGGCGCTCACGACGCCCAGCCCACCGCAGCCAGTCGCCCCGCCGCCGGGCCGTCCCAAGGCGGGGCAGCCCCCTCAGGGGGCAGCGCACCATGCGAAGCAGGGGAGCGTGGGGGCTTTACAGCACCGCAGACCGTCACCGTGACGCTGGAAGCGCCCATTGCGCGCGGCAAAACCGCCATCACCACAGTGCAGTTGCGCAAGCCCAAGGCGGGCGAGCTGCGCGGGCTGCTGCTGACCGACCTGCTGCAAATGAAAGTCGATGCGCTGGCGCTGCTCTTGCCGCGCATCAGCACGCCCACGCTTACCAAGCCGGAGATCGACGCGCTAGACCCCGTTGACCTGATCGCGCTTGGCGGCGAGGCCATCGGTTTTTTCTTGAGCAAGGGGCAGAAGGCGCACAGCGCCGAATCCCCGAACGAGTAGAGCAGGCCATGGCCGACCTGGCCATCAGCTTCCACTGGCGGCCCGCCGATATGGATGGCATGACGCTGAACGAGCTGATGGACTGGCGCGAACTGGCGCGCCAGCGGATGCAACCCGATCAAGATCGCTGACAGGTGTTACAGTGAGTCATGGACTTTGTGCTGCAAATCATTGGCTGGGCGTTCGTGGGCTTGCTGTTCTTGTCGGCGTTGAGCGTGGCCGGCTGCTTCGTGCTCTATCCTGTGATGTGGTGGATGGAAGCGCGCAACGAACGGAAGTTGCAGAACATGCTGGATTCGATTCACCGCGAGTTCCCGTTTACACGCGAGGACTACGGCAAAAGGCAGCTTGCCGACGTAGTCGATTCGATTCTGGGCGAGTCTTCTCCCGCACACAAAGCCTAGCGCCTGTAGGTTGGGGTGAGCCGAAGGCGATGCCCAACATGGGGCGTCTCGCCATGTTGCCACGGGAGGCGCGCCGTGGCAGTTGACCGGCTACAGCTTCAAGTCATTCTGGACATGGCCGACAAGGCGTCGGCCCCGCTCAAGCGCGTTACGCTTGGCGCGACGGAATTCGGCAAGAAAATCACCGAATCTGAGAATGCGCTGAAAAAACTGCAACGCCAGCAGCAGATGTTTGCCCGCGCGCGCGACCTGCAACAGCGGTTTGGCGAGAACAAAAGGGCGCTCGACAAAGCCAGGGCCGATCTGGGAATTTACCTGTCGGCGCTCAAAAAAGGCGGCGACATTGCCAAGAGTGTTGGCAAGCCTTACCGCGAGGCGCAGGCGCGTGTCAACGAACTGGCCAAGGCGCACCGCAAGCTGACCGATCAACTGGTGCAGATGCGCGGCGCGCTCACGCAATCGGGCGTCAAGAACCTTGCCACCGATGAGGCCCGGCTGGCCGAAAAAATAAAGTCGGTCAACACCCAGCTTGAACGGCAACGGCCCCGGCTGGAAGCCATCGAGCGGATCAACGCGCGCCACACCAAGACCATGATGCACATCGGCATGGCATCGGCCACGGGCTACGCTATGCGCGCCTCCGGTTCGCATTTTTTCGGGGCCATGGGCGGCGTCTTGGGGCCAAGCAAGCACGGGCAGATAGAGGAGGCGCGCATTCGCGCCCTGGGCCGCCCCGATGGCGAGACCAACGATGCCATTGCCTACGCCAAGAAACTGCGCATTGCGGGCGCCAGCGCGGTGGAAAGCATTGGCATGATGGGCGACGCTCTGTCGGTGTTCAATGACGCGCACGAAGCGAAGCTGGTCTTGCCCATGATGGCCAAGATGAAGGCCGCCAACCAAGTGCTGTATGGCGAAGAGGGCGGCGACCGCGACCGGCAGTTGCTGGACATGCTGAAAGTGGGTGAAGGGCGCGGCGGCGGCAAGGACGAAGCCGCCATGGCCGTGCAGGCCGACTGGATACAAAAGGCCATCAACGCATCGCGCGGGCGCGTGGACGCGGAACAGTACCGGCAAGCCCTGCAACGGGGCGGCGTCATGGCCAAGGGCATGAGCGACGCGGCGTTCTTCGGCCTGGAGCCTCTGATTCAAGAGGTTGGCAGCGGCGGCACGGTGGGCAACGGTTTGATGTCTGCTTACCAGAACGTCATCAACGGCAAGGCCACCAAGGGTTCGATCAAAATCCTGGGCGACGCCGGTCTGATTGGCGACTACAGCAAGGTCGATCATGACAAGGCCGGGCAGATAGCGCACATCCGCGCGGGCGCGCTCAAGGGGTCGCGGCAGTTTCAGTCCGACCCGCTGATGTGGGTGCATGACGTGCTGCTGCCAACGCTCAAATCACGCGGCTACACGACGCCGGAGCAGATCAAGAACGTCATCGGCGGCATGTTCAGCAACCGCTCGGCATCCAACCTGTTCGTGACGATGGCGCAGCAGATCGACCAGTTAATGGCCGCGCGCGAACGCCTGGGCAAAGCCAAGGGCATCGACGCCACGCACCAGGAAGCGCTGGGCACGCCGGATGGCAAGGAACAGGCGTTGAAAGCGCGGCGCGATGACCTGTACAAAAAAATCGGCGACGCCGTCATGCCGACCTACGTCAAGCTGCTGGAAGTGCTGACCAAGGTCGTTGAAAAGGTAGCGGCTTTCGTTGAGCAGAACCCCACAATTGTCAAGTGGGTCGCCATTGTCGCAGCCGCGTTCATGGGGCTGGTCATGGCCGGCGGCTCGCTGATCATTGTCCTGGCCTCCATTTTTGGGCCGATACAGTTGATCCGGTTTGCACTGGCGCGCATGGGCGTTGCCATGTTCGGCGCGCGCACGGCCAGTCAGGTACTGATGAGCGCGCTGCGCGGCATGTGGTCGGCGCTGGGCGCGGTGTTCCGGGGCGCATGGCGGCTGCTGTCCGGCGGCTTGGGCGTTCTGCGCTCGCTCGGCACGGTGCTGATGACCGTGGGGCGCGTGGCCATCGGCTTTTTGTTCACCCCGCTGGGCGCGGCGCTGGCGCTGCTGGCTGGCGCGGCCTATCTGGTGTACCGAAACTGGGACGGCATCGTGGGCGGCCTGAGGGCGATCTGGGGAAACATCAAGGAATGCGTGCTGGAGTTCATCGAAAGCCCCGCCAAGGGCTTGGCGCGGCTGGCGATGCTGCCGGTGACGGTGATCCAGTACACCGCCGGCGTCGTCGGCATGTTGTTTGAAAAAATAGCCGAGTGGAAGATTCCCTTCATCAGCGCCGGCGCGAAATTCATCGCCGGCATTCTGGAAGGAATCGCGTCCAAAGCCAAGGCGCTCAAGGATGGCGTGGTCAGCATGGCCTCTGACATCGGCGACTGGTTCAGAGAAAAACTCGGAATCCACAGCCCCAGCCGCGTGTTCATGGAGTTCGGCGGCTTCATCGGCGAGGGCGCGGCGCTGGGCATTGAGCGCAGCACGCAGCTTGCCAAGAACGCCGCGCTGGCGCTGGCCGCCGTCACGCTGGCCCCCGTGGGCATGGCGGCCAATCTGCCCGCGCTGCAAGGCGCTGGCTTGGCGCAGCCCGGCGCGGGCGCTGCTGGTGCGCGCATGGGCGGCAGCAGCTACACCATCACCATCAACGCCGCGCCCGGCATGGCCCCGCAGGCCATCGCCCGCGCCGTGGCCGCCGAGCTTGACCGGCGCGAGCGCGCCCAGCGCAGCCGCGTCATCAGCCAGATGAGCGATACCGAATGAGCACCACGATGATGGCCCTGGGGCAATTCATGTTCGGCCTGGATACGCTGGCCTTCGAGCAGTTGCAGCGCGCCACCGATTACCGCCACCCCACCAACAGCCGCGTGGGCGCGATGCCCGCGCGCCAATTCGCCGGGCTTGGGGACGACAAGATCACCCTGACCGGCTTGCAAGTGCCGGAGTTCAAGGGCGACCGCAAGGCGCTGGACACCCTGCGCAAGATGGCCGCCGACGGCGCGGCCTACGCGCTGGTGGCTGGCGCGGGCACGGACAACGTGCTGGGCGCGTGGGTGATCGAAAGCGTGCAGCAGACCGGCAGCATCTTCATTGCCGAGGGCGTGCCCCGGCGCGTGGAATTCAGCCTGCAACTGGACCGCGTGGAAGACAAGCGTGCCGAGCCTGACGGCGGCGCATCCGCCGGTGGCAACCCCGCGTTTGACGACGACTTCACCGACTACGACGGCGGCGACGGTATGTGGGAATGGTGGCTGTAGATGACAACCCCCACGCTCGGCACTACGTGTCCTCGCTGCCCACCTAGGGGGCGCGAGCTTGCTTTGGGCGGCCCGGCGCTGCGCTCATGACCGGCCACCACCAGCCCGACTACCGCCTGAACGTTGACGGCCAGGACATCACGTCCAAGCTCGGCGCGCGCCTGATCGAGCTGCGCCTGCGCGAGTGCCGCGGGGGCGAGGCCGACACGCTGGAAATCACGCTCGACGACGCCGACCGCCGCATGGCCATACCGCCCAAGGGCGCGCGCATCGCCCTCACGCTGGGCTGGGCCGGCGGCGCGATGTACGACAAAGGCGAGTTCGTGGTCGATGAGGTGGATCACTCTGGATCGCCCGACCGCCTCACCATCCACGCCCGCGCCGCCGACATGGGCCGCAGCCTGAACCTGCGCGCGAGCAACAGCTACCACGAAACCACGCTGGGCCAGATCGTGCGCGAGGTGGCCGCGCGGGGCGGCTTGCCCGCGCACATCGACCCCGAGCTGGACGCCCGCCCCGTGGAGCACGTGGACCAGACCGGCGAGAGCGACCTGAACTTCATCAACCGCCTGGCCCGCCAGCATGACGCGGTGTGCAGCATCAAAAAGGGCCGGTTGGTGTTTTTGCGCACCGACAGCCGCACCACCGCCAGCGGCGCGGCCATAAGCGCGATTGAGATCACGCGCCAAGACGGCGACCAGCACCGCTGGCACAGCGCCGAGCGCAGCGCCTACGGCGGCATACGCGCGCGCTGGCACAGCAAGCGCCGGGCGCAAACCATGAGCGGGCGCGTGGGCGGCGGACGCACCAAAACGCTCAAAGACACCTACGCCAGCCGCGCCGACGCCCGCCGCGCCGCCCGCGCCGAGTTGCGCCGGGTGCAGCGCGGCGCGGCCACGTTCAGCCTGACCCTGGCGCTGGCGCGGCCCGAAATCATGCCGCAGAGCGCCGTCACCGTGTCCGGCTTCAAGCCCGAGATCGACGGCGAGGGCTGGCTGGTGGTATCGGTCGAGCACAGCCTTGGCGATGGCGGTTTTACGACGCGCATCGAGATGGAACTGCAAGGCAGCGCGCCCGATGGCGATGCCCCGCCCCCAGCCGATGAAACCGACCCCGGCCCCGGCGACGCCACGGGCGACCTCGCCACCGAAGGCGAGCCGAATGAGCAGTGGAGCAAGGACGGCGGTGACGACTACGCGCCGCTGGATGATTGACGGTAGTTCACTCCAGCGATTGTCAACAAACTTGTCCACGGTTTCTGTGGACAAATCAAGGCGGCGAACTGGATGGCATCAATAAGTCATGCGCCAGTCCACACCATGATCCCATCGGCTTTGCCAGTGTTCGAGGTATTGTTTGGCGACGTCTGAACATGAGTTGATGACCAGCACGTTTTCGCTGTTCCTGCGCTCGGCGGAACTGGTGTAGTTGAAGCTCCCCGTCTGCACCGTCACGCCGTCGATGACTGCATATTTATCGTGGTGGATTGCGTAGACGCTGACCGTGCGCACTGCAATATCGGCCCCAGCCAGCAGGTTGAGCGCCGCCTCGGAAGCCTTGCCGTGATTGCCTTTGTCATCGACCAGAACCCGCACATCGACGCCCAGGCGCTTGGCGTCGATGAGCGCGCTCACGACGCTGGGCGACGTGAATGAATAGGCTGCCAGCCGCACTGACTTGCGCGCCGAACCAATGGCGCGCAGCACCAACGCGGAAGCCGACCCATCCGGACTGAAACCCGACTCCACTGAACACGCCGCGCCGCTCTTGGCCAGCGCGATAACCGGAACAGCCGCCACCAGCGCGGCAAACGCAACGAACCTCAAATCTTCCTCCCATACAACTATCTTTGAGGAACACCCGTGTTCCCGCCTCCATCAATATCATCGTTGGCCGCTCCGTGCAGCCTTTTGTTGCGCTGCCAGATTCGCCGTGCCATCGATCACGCGCCGGCCTTTTTCGTCGGTGGAGCGGTAGTTGTCCAACAGCGCCGCCTCCCGCTTGTCCAGCACCGTACCCGGCACCAAGCCGCGCGCGTCGGGCGTGCGCTGACCGGTGACAACGTAGAGCACGTCCAGCCCCAGCGCCGCAAGCCTGCCCAGGTAGTCGGCATTGGGAACGCTGCGCCCCCCCTCGTAGTTGTTCTGTGTGTTCAGCCCGACTTCACCGCGTTCGGCCATGACGGCTTGCGTCATGCCCAACCGCTCGCGTTCCTCCCTCAGACGGTCGCCGACAGCACAAATTTTTGTGTTATCTGTTGACATACCCAATTTTTTGTGTATAGTTCACTGTGTTCTGTTGTGTAACTCTTTATTCCATCCTACCAAATGGCAACCAAGCCCCGCGCTCACAAGATCAATCGCGATCTGCCCATTGCGCTGCGCCTGACCGATGCAGAGCGCGAGCAGGTCAAAAAATTGGCGACCAAGGATGGCCGCAGCTACTCCGGCTTTGCCCGCCAGATGTACCTGCGCGGCCTGAGCGCCTACCTGTCGGAGAGCCGCACACCATCCTGACAGGCCGCCAAGAGCCAGCACGCAGAGGGGGAATTCATACATGCACGACGATCCAAACCGCAGACGAACCGAGAAGGTCACCGTTCGTCTCGACAAATACGAGCACCAGTTGCTGGTGTCGTTGGCCGAATACCATGGCGAGCGGGCGTCCACCATGCTGCGCGCCATGCTGATGCGCGAGGCCAAACTGGTGCAGGACGAATCGCAGGCGGTCATGGATTCCAGGCGCGCCAAGCTGTCGGATTGAGGCTCAGAGGGAAGCATCTTTTTTTTCAAAAAAAACGTCCGACGAAAACATGCACGAACACGCATTTGCCATGACCGAAGCCGACCAACTCATCATTGAACGTCTGTGCACCAGGCTTGGCATGAACTTGCAACAAACCGCCGAATGGCTGATAAAGCGCCGTCTGGCGCGCGTGGCCAGGCAGGCCAACGGCCAAGGGCGGGCGCTGTACATGCTGCCGCGCCAGTGCGGCGCCGCCGAAGCCTTGGAGACTTCATGCACGTAAAAATGCACTGCCCGCACTGCCGCACCATGTGCATCGTGCGCTCATCGAGCGTGCTCACGCGCACCAGCCGCGAGCTGTTCTTCGTTTGCATGAACATCGACTGCGGGCACACGTTTTCCGCCGTGATGGAGATCAACCGCACCATCAGCCCCAGCGCCATCCCCGATCCGACGGTGGTGCTGCCGATGAGCAAGCACATCAAGCGCAATCTGCTCGCCGAGCAGTTGCAGCGTATGCCGGTCAGCGACTACGAGCCTGACCGCACGGGCCAGACGGGAGAGCTTTTTGAGCAGACATGGCCCCCACGCTCCCCTGCTGCGCATGGTGCGCTGCCCCCCGATGGGGCGCACGCCGCCTTGGGGCGGCCCGGCGGCGACGTGTTCCCCGCCCAGCTACGGCAGCCGCACGTGCTGCAGGAGGCCCGCCCTGGTTGACCTGCAGGGCCTGACGATGGCCCTTTAACCCCCTTCGCAATCCAAACGCACGCGCTGTCTTTCAAGAGGCAGTGCTGGATTTGTTCACCCTTTTTATAGCTATCAAATCATGAGCATGGAACAAACCGCCACAAAGCCGCCACGGTTCGACTCGGACGGCAACCACTGGGAGTTGCACGGCGAGACGGTATTCGAGTCGTCGGATCTGTCCGATTCCGGCAGAACCCTTCCTGCCCGCATATCGGCGTTAAGCCGCAGCAGCAAACGTCATGGCGGCGTTGTTGCGCTGTCCATCAACCACGGGCCGTTCTTCGCTTCGTTCTTGATGACGCCTGAAGACACCGACGCGCTAATCGACAACCTGCGCGCGGCAGCATTACAGGCGCGCGTGGTGCGTGAAATCAAGGCCAAGCGGGGAGCGAAATGAAACCCCCACGCTCCACGGCTTCGCCTGTTGCGCTGCCCCCCGAGGGGGCTGCCCCGCCTTGGGGCGGCCCGGCGGCGGGTCGGAAAACGCCCCATCCGGCCTCGCTGCCGCAGGCGCGCGCCACGGCGGCCAACGACGACGTCGATCTGCCCGTGCACATCTGGAAGGCGACGCACATCTCCGAAGACGGCGCATCGCACGTGCAGTTCGTGCTGGCGCGCAGCAACGCCGAGGCCGACGAATACATGGCCAAGTTGTACGGCCTGCCGGTGTTCAGCGCCGCGCTGCGGGCGCACGGGCGGGCGGCATGAGCGCGCTTGCCCGCGCTGGCGTGTTACAGCAGCTTGATCAGCGCCACGATGACGCCTACGGACACCACCAGCATGGAGCCAAGCTTGATGATGATGCGCTGCTCAAGCTGAGCCATGTCTTTTCTGAGCAGTTCGATTTCGTAGTGCAGATCTGCCTTGGTCACAAGCTCTTTGAGGTTCACCTCCATCACGTCGGAAAGCGCGCCAGCTTGCGCTTCGGCCTGCTCAGGCGTGAACCCGGCAGCTTTGAGCGTGTTGGCGTACTTGAGCGTGTCGAAGGTCAAGGCAGTCATGGGCGCATTGTTGCACGTTCCGTAAATAGCGGCTACACTGCGCCCGTCTCTGCGAAAAAGGCAGGGATCGGATGTGAGAGTCCGACAGCACAGGCGGCGAAGAGCCGCAACCGCAACGCTTGCGGCTTTTTCTTTCGCGGCCCCAGTTATGGCGGCCCGGATGGGAGGGCGCAAGCCCTGCCGGTTGATGGCTCCGCCTGTGCACCGGCCTCTCACACCCGTTCGGGCTGCCGCCCTTGTGTGAGAGCTTGGTCGGCAGTTGTTCGCAAAGCACAACTGGAGCCGTCCATGGCTGATCTTCCCTCTGGCACGCCCGCACTAGGCGCGTCCGCATCTCCTTCATTCAACCTGCTGGCCGCCCAGCGCCTGCTGCACGCCACGGTATTCGGCGCGTCGGCTGGCGTGGCCGTCAGCCGCGCGCAGTTTTTTCAACTTTCAGATCACCGGCAGGCGTTCGAAAACGCGGGCCGCAGCCTGAAACGGATGGCAGGCGGACTGGACCTGCTGGCGACATTGCTGGCCGAGCAGCCCAAGGAATCGTGGCCACCCGAGGCGCTGTCGGGCCTGCTGGCGCCCATGGCCGAACAACTGAGCGCCCACGCCGCCGCGCTGATGGCGGCCACTACCGCCGGCGACTGATTTTTCTACCAAAGGAGAGCAACCGTGAAATTTCTGAGTCCCATCGAAAACCCCTTCACCTTCGAGGCTGCGACCGTGCGCACAGCCATCGGGCCGGATGGCAACGCATGGTTTTGCGCGCGTGACGTGTTCGAGGCGCTGGACATCACATGGAACGGCGGTACAGGGAGTCTTAAGAACCTGCCAGAAAAGTGGCAAGGGGTCTTATATCTTCAGACCCCTGGCGGAGTTCAACAAGCGATTTTCATCTCCGAACCGGCTGTTTATAAGACCGCTTTCAGTTCCAGAAAGCCGCAAGCGCAGCGTTTTGCCGAGTGGGTTTGTGAGGAAGTGCTGCCATCTATCCGCCGCCAAGGATTCTTTGGCGAGTTGCCGGCAGCCAGCCAGTTTGGCGCGCGACGCTGCCTGCTGGCGACGGTGCGCCAGATCAATACCAGCGCCGACGCCTTTGAACAGGCTTTGCTGCGCCAGCAGGTTCAAGACCTGTGCAACCAGCTTGGCATGACGATGCCTTCGCTCGATCTGCTCGGACGCGATCCACGCCAACAGGCCCTGCCGGGAGTGTGAAATGAAGAAAGTAAATTTTTCAATCGAATACGCCGGCCTGCATCTTGCAGTCGGGCAAAACGAGGCGGGGCAGGATGTCCCCCCC